GGCAGTTGAATGAACTGATAACGAAGGTGATGGACACTCCCCGACAGGTAGGAGTGCGCCAGCCCGACGAATCACATGACCGCCTGCATGTTGTCCCACAAGGTTCTTCGATGCCGCAACCGGAACCCGGCCAGCAACCCGTCAGCGAAGATGATGTATTCGACCCAACAAAGGGTGACTTCGATGTGACGATCTCTACCGGAATGAGCTACCAGAGCCAGCGGGAAGAGGCGAGCGCCTTTGTCGATACGCTTATTTCTGAGATGGCGAATCTGCCCATCCCTCCGCAGGCCAAGGCAACATTGCTGGCGCGTGCAATCAGTCTGAAGGATATTGGCCCGATTGGTGATGAGATGGCCAAGATCATCGACCCGCAGGGAGATGGGGAGCCTGTACCGCCCCAGGCGCAGCAGATGATCGCCAAGTTGCAGCAAGAGTTGCAGGCAATCAACGCCGCCGCACAGCAGCATGAGGCGACGATCCAACAGATGACAGCTGAGAAGCAGGCGAAGGTGGTAGAGCAGCAAGGCAAGCTCGCTCAGATCGCGGCGCAGTCTCAGGCTGATATGGCGCTTGAGGACAAGAAGCTACTCGCGCAACTGACTATTGCAGAAATCAACACTAAGGCGCAGAATGAGGCGGATAGAGAATCCGACCGCACAGCGTTAGAGGCTCAGTTCCACGACCAGGCCCACGACGTAGCAATGGCGGCTCAGGGCCATCAACAGGCGCAGCAGGTTCAGGCACAGCAGGCGCAGACCGCTCAGGACATGCAATCCCAGCAGGCCGAATCGCAGAGCCAACAGAGCGCCCAGGACGCGCAGCAATCGCAGGATGCACAAGCTCAGCAGCAGCAAACCGCCGACCCGGCGCAAGGGCAGGAGTAATATAAATGGCAGATGCGACGGCAGTACTGGAATCGCCACCCGAAATGGAAGTATCGCGCGGCCCACTCGTCAATTTGACGCATGAGCAGCGCACAGAATTTCGCGCCACGGGCGAACTGCCCAAGACACAAACCAAGCCGAAAACTGAGGAAGCGGCACCCTCATCCGAGACCCCCAAGGTCGAAAGCGCAGGCGAAGCGGAAACGCCAGACAAGCAGGAGCATGTCGAACGCAAGCCCAAGCAGACAGCGGCAGAACGCATTGCCGAACTGAAAGCAACCATCGCAAAGATTGAAAAGGGCGCAGGAATTAAGACGGAAGCGGAATCGTCACCCGCAAAGCCCGAAGCCAAGCCGCAAGTTGTGGAACCGCAGTATACGCGCCCGAAGCCAAAGCCCGAAGGCAACGGCCCCGATGGAAAGCCTTATGCAACCTATGAGGATTACATTGAGGATTTGTCCGACTGGAAAGGTGAACAGCGCGATGCAAAGAACCAGCGGGAATCCAAGCAACAGGCTCAGGCAAAAGAATTCAATGCGAAGGTGGAAGAGGCCCGTACTCGATATGAAAACTTTGATGAAGTGGTGCAGCCAACCGCTACTGCAATCAACATGGACGCTGGGATTTCACCTGTAATCAAGGAGTTACTCAGCGAATCGGATGTGTTGCCGGACATTCTCTTCACCCTCGGAAGCGATCCCGCAGAACTTGCGAAGTTCGTCAAGATGGCGCGAGAGACACCCGGCAAAGCGCTTCGATACATTGCATTGACGGAAAGCCTCATCACCGAAGAACTGGAAGGCAAAGCAACGCCCAAGGCCGAAGAAACTCCTGCCAAACCGAAAACCCATGCACCGAGACCACCCTCTGAGGTAGGCGGTAAAGCCGCTGCACCTCCTGACGCGCTGGAATCGGCCGCAAAGGCGAATGACTTCCGCAGTTTCAAGGCTGAAGCCACGCGCCGCGCACTAGCCAAGATGAAGGGCTAGAAAGGTTTTTCAGATGGCGAATCAATTTCTCGACACCAACTGGGTTTCGATGAAGATTCTGTGGATTTTGCAGAATTCTCTCGAAGTCGCCAGCGTTTTCAACACAGAATGGGAGTCTGAATTCGGAAAGAACTTCCCTGTCGGATCGTCCGTGCAGGTGAAACTCCCCCAGCGTTGGCTTGTGACGAATGGCCTCGGCTATCAGCCGCAGGGCATTGCTCGCTTGGCAACTACCATCAACCTCGATCAGGTCTTCGGCATCCACTTTGAATGGGACTCTTATGAGCGCCTCGTCAAGATGGAGCGTTCGCAGGATGAGTTGGAAGAGCAGTACCTGAAGCCCGCCGCAGTCCAGTTGGCTCAGGAGTGCGATTCTCGCGCTGCCAAGTTCGCCTATCAGAATGCTTCGGGTGTTGTCGGCGTACTCGGCACCAATTCCAGCACGATTGACTTCGCGGCTGCGGCTGACGAGTACCTGTATGAGAAGTCCTGCCCGAAGGGGATCAGGCATCTCATCGTGTCTCCGTCGCAGATGCGCAGCTACGTTGTGCCGAACGTGACGCAGTTCAACCCGGCACCTGAAATCTCCCGCATGTTCCGCACCGGCGTTCTTGGTACGGCGGTTGGATGGGAGTGGTATCGGTCGAACTCGCTCTATAAGCACACGGCAGGTACGGCTGCAACGAGTGGCGTGACCATCACTGGGTCAAACCAGTCTGGCAACGTCCTCAGCGTAACCGGAACCAGCACCCAGACGATCAAGCAGGGGGATAAGTTCTCCATCCTGAACGTCAATGGCGTCAACCCCAGCACTCGGCGTGCGATCACTTCGACTCAGACCTTTACTGTTCTGACCGACGTGACCCTGACTGGCGGGACTGACACCATCAACATCTCCCCGGCGATCTATGGCCCCGGTTCGCAGTATCAGAATGTGGACGCTTTGCCAGTCGATACGGCTGCTTTCACTTTCTGGCCCGGAACCACAACGCCGAGCGGCAAGTCTGGCACCATCGGCCTCGGCCTCTCGAAGTTTGCTTTCGCCATGTCGGGCGGCAAGCTGGAAGTACCGAAGGCTGTGGAACGCGCAGAGCAGACCGAAGACCCGGACACGGGTATCGCGGTTCGCTTCGTCCGTGCATGGGATCAGCGTGAGTCGAAGATGACGAATCGCTTTGACATGTGCCTTGGTTTCGGGAATCTCTACAATGACCAGGGAGCAGTTGCCCTGGCAGGAGCGTAAATCATGGCTACTGGTGGCCCCAACAACACGTCGCCCTCGTACCCCGTCGTTGACTTTGTGCCGCAGAAGAGCTATCCGAGCTTCTCGTCTCTCGTCAATCAGCCCATCATCATCACCTCCAACCTCGCATCGGCGGCTTCTTTCACGGCTGCTCAAGTGCTGGGTGGATTCATCACCTCCAGCAACGCTGCGGCTCAGACGTTGACGCTTCCGACTGCGGCTTTGCTTGTGCCGGCAATCGACGGCGGTCAGGTCAACTCGTCTATCCGCTTCTTTGTGCAGGCCACAACTGGCACGTCTACTGTCGCGGTAGGCACTGGCGGAACCTTCGCCGCTGGCGCGACGGCAACTGTTGCGGCAGGCAGTCTCCGGGAGCTTCTCCTGGTGATTACGGCGGTCGGAGATTCGCCGTCCTACACCGTCTACAGCCTCGGCACTTCCGTCTACTAACCCAATGGGGGTGCTTTCATAGGCCCCCTGATTTTCAGGAGAATCCATGCCATACGAAATCGACCAAGAGGCACTCGACAGCCCCAATTTGAAGATTCTGGACATCAACAAGCCCCCGGTTAAGTCGGTTGCTTATCAGCCATTCCCAAAGATGGTGTATCTCCATCCGAAGGACAAGTCGAAGGAGCATCGCGGCAAGGTTGTGCAGGATGCCGATGAGCTTGAGGCTGCTTTGGCGCAGGGCTACAAACTCAAGCCGCACGTCCCGGTTGCTCCGGTCGAAGATCTGAGTGAGAATTTTGAGGCCGAGATACCTGAGTTGCGTCGTGGCCCTGGCCGTCCACCGAAGGCATCCGAGGCGGCATAATGGCAGAGTTGCCGAAGGTCTACTATCCGCGCAAAGATGGAACTCGCAAGGAACTGACTCCCAGCAGCCAGAGCGAACTCGATGCGATGATTCGCATTGGATGGAAGGTAGCCTAAACAATGCCGCTCGTTATAACAGACCAAAACGGGAACCAATACTCGCTAACCGTCAACTCCACAGATGGCTCGCTGGTCACTGCGCCGATTGTTCCGGTCACTCCATCGACCGGCAACAATAGCATCACGGTAACGGCACTGGCCATCATCAACGCAGCGGGGCAGGAAATCGGCGCACTGGCAAGCGGCGAGCAGTTTTCGAGCGACGATCAGGCGTGGGTATTGCAGAAGATGCAGCGCCTGATTGACCGCTACAACGCCCGCCAGCCGATGGTCTATAACGTGAATTTCAGCCTCTTCAATCTTCCCTCCGGGCCAAACCCTGTGACCATCGGGCCCGGGGCTACGTTCGACGTTGGGCAGCGTCCCGTGAGCATTCCCTCCATTGGACTGATTCTTGCTGGCACTCCGAGCGTAGAAATCCCGCTGAATTGCCGCGACCAGGACTGGTGGGCAAACAACCGCATCAAAGGGCTGACTTCAACTTTGCCAACCGATTACTACTATTCTCCAGATTGGCAGAATGGGGGGATTTACTTCTGGCCGGAGCCAACAGCAAGCTATCAGGTGCGGGTGCAAAGTCGCCTTGTGCTGGGACAGTACACCGGCTATGCGGATTCGTTCACAATGCCTCCTGCCTACTGGGATTTGATTGTTTACGAGTTGGCAATTAGTCTCTGCCCTGGATTCCATACGTCGGCAAGCTCCGAACTCATCGCGGGGTACAAAGCTGCGAACAAGGCGGTTCAGGTCAACAATATCTCCTCTCCTCGGCTCGCCAGCGATTCG